GCCCCCACGGATTGCAAGGACAACACGCTAATGGCCCTCAAACTCATCACCCCAGCCACCGAGCTGGCCGTCAGCCTGGCAGACGTCAAGGCCCACTTGCGTGTGGACACGACGGACGAAGACACCCTCATCACCGCGTACATTACGGCTGCCGCCGAGCTGGCTGAGCAGGCCACCGGCCGGGCGCTCATGCCGCAGACCTGGGAGCTGACGCTCGATGCCTTCCCCGAGGCCTTCGAGATCACCCGCCTGCCTGCCGCCAGCGTCACCAGCCTCAAGTACTTCGATGCGGCCGGTGTGCAACAAACGCTGGGCGCTGGCCTGTATACGCTGGACAACACCGATGACTTCGGCAGCGCCTTCGTGGTGCCGGTGTACAGCGGCGTGTGGCCCGACACGCGCGAGCAGATCAATGCCGTGGCCCTGCGCTATGTGGCAGGCTATGCCGCTGCAGCCAACGTGCCCGATAGCATCAAGGCCTGGATCAAGCTGCAGGTGGGGGCCATGTACGAGAACCGCGAGGCCGAAGGTGCGGTGCAGACATATACACTGGGCTTTGCCGACCGCCTGCTGGACCGCTACAAGGTGCACGCGCTATGAACATCGGCCGACTTGACCGCCGCATCACCATCCAGGCACTGGCAGCGGGGCAGGATGCATTCGGCGCACCCAGCACCACCTGGACGGTGGTGGCCACCGTGTGGGCAGAATTGAAAGACCTGACCGGCCGCGAATTCTTGGCAGCCGCTGCCGTCCAGAACGTAGTGCAAACCAAGATCACGATTCGCTACCCCGGCAACGCGGTCACCATCGTGCCTGGCATGCGGGTGGTGCACGGTGCCGACCTATACAACATCGAGGCCGTGTTGGGCCAAGACAAAGTGATGCGGGTGCTGATGTGCAGCAAGGGGGTGAACAATGGCTGACGAGTTCATGCAACTCTCCGGNTTCAAAGAGNTGGCCAGCGCCTTACGCGAACTGCCACAGAAGGTGGCGCGCAATGCCCTCCGGTCTGCCGTNAATGCTGGTGCAACCCAGATCCGNAAGCAGGCCCGGCTNAATGCCCCNGTNGANAGCGGCCTGCTGAAAAAGAACATTTACCAAAAGCAAAGCCGATCGGCCTCGGGCTCAGAGCGGCAGACCGTGGTGGTGGGTGTTCGCAGTGGCCGGGTGCGCAACAAAGATGGCAGCAAAAAAGAGCTGCCCTACTACTGGCGCTTCATGGAGTTTGGCACCAGCAAGATGCCTGCAGCACCGTTTCTGCGGCCTGCATTCGATACGCAAAAGGATGCCGCGATCCAGGCCATTGCCGACAAGCTCGATGAACGAATTCAAAAATATGCCGTGGAGCTAGCCAGAAAATGAGCCTGCAGACCGATCTTTTCAGCCTGTTGACCGGCCTGTTTGCTGGCCATGTCTACCCCAATGTGGCACCGGAATTGACCGCGCCACCCTACGCCGTCTATACCCGCGTCAANGCGCAAGAGCAAAACACGCTGGANACCAACGGCGGCACCGGCAACGCCAGCGCCACGCACCTGCAGCTGGACGTGTATGCCGCCACCTATGCAGCGGCCCAAGCCAGTGCCACGGCCGTCAAGGCAGCGCTCAAAGGTTGGGCCACAGAAAACACAGTCGATGGTGAGCAAGACTTTTATGAGCCCGACACCAAGCTGCACCGCGTGATGATGAATGTCTTCACCTGGCACACGTAACCCCGNCTTCACCCTTTCCCCAACCCGCCCGCTCCAAGCGGGTTTTTTACTTTAAAGGACCTTCAAATGTCTGGAATTTCAGCTCAAGGCAGCACGCTGCAAGTCGCCACCGGCACCGGTGGTGCCAAGACCATTACCGCCATCACGGTGGGCTTTCCCGCCATCGTCACCAGTGCGGCCCATGGCCTGAACAATGGCGACGTGGTCACTCTGGCGGGCATCGTCGGCACCATGTCATCGCTCAACGGCACCTCGCGCGTGGTGTCCAACAAGACCACCAACACCTTTGCCCTGCTGGACGCAGACACCACTGGCCTGGTGTACACCTCGGGCGGCACTGCCACACCAGTCACCTACACCAACGATCAACGGCCTGCTGACATTCAGCGGCTTCGACTGGTGCACCTTCCGAGCTGGACACCACCGACCTGGACAGCACTGCCATGGAATACATCGCCGGTCTGAAGGATGAAGGCAAGTTTGGTTTCGAGATCAAAATTCTCAAGACCGATGCTGGTCAGATCTCGGTGCGTGCGGCCCGCACCTCGGGTGCCCTGACCGGTTTCAAGCTGACCCTGCCCGACACATCGGTGGCCACCTTCAATGCCCTGGTCAAGACCTTCCCCTCCAGCGGTGCAGTCAATGCCGTGCTCAAGGGCTCGGTCGATACCAAGATCAGCGGCCCGGTGGTCTGGTCCTAAGCTATGAGCCTACTCAGCAAAAGCGCCATCCTGGGCGCATCTGACCTCAAGCATGAAGACGTCGACGTGCCCGCATGGGGCGGCACCGTGCGNATCCGTACCATGACNGGCGAGGAGCGCGATGAATTCCGCACCTCGATCGCCAGCAACAATGGCGAGGCGGGTGTGCCAGTCGGCAAGTTCAGCGCCGCTCTGTTGGTTGCCACCTGTGTGGACGAGCAGGGCACGCGCCTGTTCACCACAGAAGACATGGCAGCCCTGCAGGCCAAGTCGGCAGCTAGCCTGGACGCGCCTGCAGCGGTCGCCATGCGCCTTAACGGCCTGGGCTCCGGTGCAGTGGAGGCCGCTGAAAAAAACTCCGTGAGCGGCCAGAGCGTCGATTCTGGTTCCGGCTTGCCAAAGAGCTAGGCAAGTCCGTAAAACAGGCACAGCGCGAGATCAGCAGCGAAGAGTTCACCGAGTGGCTGGCCTATTACCAGCTCGAGCCATTCGGTGACACTATCGCCGATCTTCGGCATGGCACGGCCTGCGCACTGGTGGCAAACATCAACCGCAATGCAGAGGTAAGGCCTGAGCCCTATCTGGCGCAGGAGTTCATCTACTGGACCAAGGGCGATGCTCCTGGTGCGGCAGAGGAAGAGGTGCTGCAGCTGGATGACCCAGTGGCACAAAGCCAGCTGATCAAGGCTGCAGTTTTCGGTATCGCGCCAAAAGTAGTGACATGATGACGGCCCAAGTAACCACCAAGGGGAATCATGAAGTTGGCAATTTGTTTTGCTGCGATAACAGCACTGCTGGCTGGCTGCGCCAGTTTGGAAGCGGATGGTTTGAAGATGGCAAACGAACTGAGGGCGGACGTTTCGTCTGGCCTCATCGGTTGCGCACCTGCTGACATACAAGTCAGCGACCACCTTTCCAATTCATGGAAGGCAACCTGCAAGGGGCGGGTTTTCTACTGCTCGGGGACTCCAACTGCATGCAGTCCTAGTTTGTAAAAAGTAAGCGTTAGCAACAAACCCGCCAGGGCGACCTCGGCGGGTTTTTTTATGGGTAAATCATGGCCGCACTAGGTTCGCTTGTCGTCTCGCTTGAAGCCAATATGGCCAAGTTCACGTCTGACATGGGCAAGGCTGCCTACCAGACCGAGCAGGCCATGCAGCAAATGCAGCGCAGCGCCAATGCCACGCATGACATGCTGGTTGGCATGGCGCAGGGTATTGCCGGTGCGCTGTCGGTCGGGCTGTTTGTTGACCTGGTGCGCGGCAGCATTGAGGCTGCAGACAGTCTGCGCGATATGTCGCAAAAGACCGGCATTGCAGTTGAAACGCTCAACGGCTTGGGTCTGGCTGCCAGCCTGGCTGGTGGCAGCTTGGACGGCATGGTGGCGGCAGCCGGAAAGCTCAACAAGTCCATCGCAGAGGCCGCGCAGGGCGGCAACGAGCAGGCTGAGGCATTCAAGGCACTGGGCATCAGCGTCAAGGATGCGAATGGTGATCTGAAGACGGCCGATATCGTCATGGCCGAAATGGCCGACAAGTTCACCACCTATGCCGATGGCCCCGAGAAGGTAGCCATTGCTATGGCTCTGATGGGCAAATCCGGTGCAGACCAGATCCCGGTGCTCAATGAAGGCGGCGAAGCCATGCGCGCCAACATTGAGTACTCCAAGCAATACAGTGGCATCACCACCGAGCTGGCGGGCGCATCTGACAATTTCAACGACACTTTGGGCAAGCTGCATGTACAGCAGCAGAGCTTTGCCAACACGCTGACGGCTGCATTGTTGCCCGTGCTGCAGGCGGTGGCCAGCGAGACCCTGAACGCAGCCGAGCAATCCAACGGCTTCACCGTGGCCGCGAATGCGGCGCGCACCGTGCTGGAAACCTTTGTGGTGGTGGGCTCTGAGGTCGCCTTTGTGTTCAAGGGCGTGGGCACGGAAATTGGCGGCATGGCAGCCCAGCTGGCAGCCCTGGCCTCGGGTGACCTGAAGGGTTTCAGCGCCATCAGTGATGCCATCGAAGGCCGACGCTGCCAGGGCACGCGCCGAGCATGACAAGTTCATTGCGGGCATTCTGGACCGTACCCCCACACGTGCAGCCAGATGGCACGCCCGCCGCGCGCAAGCCATCTGCCCCTCCATTACCCAAGCCAGGCGGTTCGGGCAAGGCGGGCAAGCAAGGCAAGTCAGAGGCAGAAAAGCTGGAAGAAGACGCCCAGCGCTTTGTCGCGAAGCTCAAAGAGCAGGCCGAAACGTTTGGCATGTCCGGCACTGCGGTGCTGGAATACCAGATGAACCTGAGCAAGTTTCCGCAGGTCTACAAGGATGAGGCCATTGCGCTGCAAAAGCGCATTGATGCCCAGAAAGCAGCCGCTGACCAGGAGAAGGCAGACGCCGCAGCCACGCAAAAGCGCTTGGCTGACCAGGCCCGCGAAGTGCAGCGCAATGAAGGCAATGTGGCGCGCATACGCATCAGCCTGATGAATGAGGAAGACCAGCAGCGCACGGCGCACGAAATGATCCTGGCCGAACTGCAAACCTTCCATGACACCAAGCTGGAAAACGTGGCGCTGGCCA